CTGATGAGACACATCGACTGTGCTGATGTTACGAGGATCTGTGACACTGGCATAGGCTTCGGCTTTAATAAATGCCTTGACCTTATTGACATAGTCATTGCTCACTGTGGCTTTAGCTTGTTCACTACGGCCTCGTTGGGCTGGCTTATTCTGGAGTTCGATGACACGTTCGTAATCGAACGGGGCTCCAGTAGCGTTCTTGTTATGCGGAACAATGAATTTAACTAGTTCTGCATCATAGGTTTTCCAAGCTGGTGGCGGTTGATTGTTGTTTCTAACTTTGTTAACTCGACCTTGAATGGTGGCATTGTCGTTGTTGAATGACTTACACGGAACAAATGCTGGATCGGTAACTAATGATGGTGCGACTGCGCGTCCCACGGGTTTTCCGTCTTCAGTGGCTAGCGGGAACAAAGTCTGAAAGTTCTTTGCTTGGCCAATGGTAGCTGATGACGTTATAACTCCACACGATGTTGTGGGGGATTGTAACAATTTGAACAACACTGGTGCTTTTATAGCTGAGTGTTCGATGTGTTCAGCATTCAATATGCGCTCGACATCTGCAATGACAGGATTTTTACTTTCGCCACGTCTCACGACTAATGCGTCGTATATTGACTGTGGGATTGTCACGGCATTGGCCGAGTCTTGCACTGCGACTGAGATGATATCGTCGGTGACGTTGCGTATACAATTGACTCCCATGCTAGATGGTCTGAGACGTCCGAATCCATAGCGTTCTGGCTTAAATGGACATGTGTGTTTCGGATAACTTGCAATGGGGTAAAAGCCGATGACACGGCGATTAGGGTCTTCTTCAATTATGTGTTGTTCAATGACATAGACAAGGGTGTTTCCATGTTTGTCTTTAACGACAACATTGTCACCTTGGTAATCCCAAAGTTCATGGTGGTATGTTGCGCCACCTTTAACGCAGTAAGACACGACATTGTTATTAATCGTGTAGCTGGCGTCTAAGGCGCGGCCACCGGCTTCGGTAGGGACGAATGTGTATATCATAATTGGATTGCCCAATTGTAAGTATTGATTAATATCGCAATAATAATCAACGTCGATCATGAGGAGTACATGTTCTTCGGTCACGCGATCATCACGGAATGCTTTGTCCAAATCCTTATCCATAAAATAATAACGGCACCCATCGTACTGGTCTCGCTTTGACATTGAGACGCTGTATGGTCGGAATCCGGCGTTGATGACGATTTTCTCTAATTCAACTGCTACGGAAGTGCGAAGGGATGCTGCATTTGGATGTGTGTGATTGGAGGCCATGGGGATCTTCGGAATGTTCTTAAGATGGTGATGAAGCATCTTGCGAAAATCTATTGGTGGTAATGAGCGTCTGTTGGAAGCGTATTTGCTACGTTTAGGGAGATCATTTCCATTCCACATTTTGAAGAAACGATCTCTAGTCTTCTGCATCAAGTTGACTTTACCGGGCCGATACTCAGCTGTTGCGACCGAAGTTTTGGGCTTGGGTGTGACGCGCTGAACACGGTTGAAGACTTTCCAACAGGAAAAGGGGGTATGTGACGACGACTGTTCCGGCGAGGCAGTCACCGGAGTTCTGATGTTAATTGACATTGTAATTATATTTCAATTAGTTTTCAATTAAATTTTCCTTATTTGTTT